ATGCTGCGGGAAGTGGCACCAGCCGTGGGGCAGCGGCTCCCCCTCATCCGGCAGGCCTCGTCTGAGCCAGCCGTAGAGCTCCCCCTTCGCGGTGCTCACCCCCACCGGCCAAACTTTCACGCCGCCACGCAGCGGTTTCCCGTTCCTCAAAACCTCCACACGCCCCGGTGTGCCGATGATCGATGTCTGCGTCTCCTGGCCCTTCGTCGCGATCACCCTGTTGCCGGCCTGGCTCCGCACCCACCGGTAGACCTCCTGGCTCCTGAAGCCGCTGTCGATGCCCGTCATCCGGATCGGCAGCCGCTGGCCATCGCCGCGGCCGAACTCGCTGCGGATGAACTTCGTCAGCTCGCGCCACACCGCCGGCTGCGCCGTGTCGCCCGCCAGCACCTGGTAGTCCAGGCTCCAGCTCTTCATCCCCTGGCCCCAGCCAACGATTTCAAGCTCAAGGCGGTCCATCTGCACGTCTACGCCGCAGGTGATGAACACCACGCCATCAGGCACCGTGCCCAGTTCGTAGAGCTCCCGCCGGTTGTAAAGCGCCTCCCAGTCCGGAGCCTCGCCGTCGTCGTTCCAGCACTCCGCCAGCACCGTGTTGGTCCACGGTTTCAGTTTCGCCGGCTCATCCTTCGCGTCCTCATATCCCACCGCGATCTCAGTCCAGTTCAGCCAGCCCAGCGGGCTGTAGAGGCCGTTCAGGTGGTAGCCCTGCACTTCGCGCTCCGGGAACAGGGGCTCCCACCAGTCGTCGCTGAACACGTCCGGGTCATACCACCAAGCCTTCGTGTCCTCGCTGATGCCCTCGCCGCACTCCTCGCAAATCATCACTGGGGCCCGTCGCAACGTGTTCGGCAGCCCCGGGTCCTTCGGGTCGTACCGCAGCCGATCCCAACTCAGCACTTGCCGGTGCCCGCAGTGCGGACAGGGCAGCAGCAGCCGCTGCTGGTTGCTCTGCTCCCACTTCCCCCAGATCGCACTCCGCCCCGCGATCGTTGGCGTGCTGGTCCACGCCAGCTTTTTTCGCACGCCAAACGTCCGCGTCCGCGCCGTCACGATCGCCAGCGGGCTCCCTTCCTCATCCACATCCGCAGGCCATCGGTCGATCTCATCCCCGGCCAGGAACCGGATGGGCATCGACGCCAGGCCGCTCGCCGCGTTCGCACCGCCGAGGATCAGAAAGCCGCCGACGAATTCCTTCATCAGCTGCGTGTTGCCCGAGTCCCTTTCCCGCGGCGCCTTCACCTTCTCCTGCAGGCTCGGCGTCGCCTCGATCATCGGAGCGATCCGCATCTTCGAGTACCGCTTCGCCATGTCGATCGTCGGTTGCACGAACAACATCGGCCCCGGCTGGATGTCCATTACGTAGCCACCCCAGTTGTTGAGCGCCTCGGATTTTCCGCTCTGCGCTGGAAACACCAGCACCACCTCCTGCACCGTCGACGTCGCCGACAGATCGTTCATCGGCTTGCGCAGATACGGCGTCCGCGCCGTCCGCCAAGGCCCGTGCTCACTCGACGCCTTGGAGCTCAACACCCTCCGCTGATCCGCCCACTCGCTCACCGTCAGCAGCGGATCAGGGCGCATCCCGCGCCAGAACGCCAGCAGCGCTTCCTCAGCGGACGCCAGCGGCACGCACCAACTCCTCCAGAGCCTTCACATGATGCCGGTCGATCACTTGCATCACGGCCGCACGCTGCTCCTGCGTCAGCCCGCCCACCGCCGTCGCGATCTCGCCCACCATCTGCTGGCTCGTGCGCATCACCGCGTCACGCACCTGCATCCCCGCCGCGGCAAACCCACGCTCTGCCGCCGTCTTGTCCAGCAGCTTGCCGCTTCGCTCCTCGTAATCGAGCTTGAGCAGCATCGCCTTGTAGCCCTCGGCCGCGGCCTTGGCCGACGCATAGGTGCCCGCCTGGCCCTTGCTCGCCGGCGGCGGCCCCGGCGGATCCACATTCTCCCCTCTTGCCCTGGCCTTCCCCGCGTTGATCTGCTCCGCTGAGCGCTGATACTGCGGCTCGGTGTTGCGGCTCCACTCCAGCTCCGCAACCTCCGGGTCGATCACGTAGTTGCGGGGCCCCTTGCGCTCCACAGATCGCTTCAGGCGGCCAGCCTTGATCGCCTTCCGCACCGCCTGCGGGCTCACTCCACGCTGGGTCGCAAACTCAGCAACGCTGATCAGCACTCTTGAACGCGAAACCCGGCCTCAACCATCATGGTGGCCAACCCTGCCGGCGCCGGCCGCACCAGCTCGATCGGTGTGTCCAGGCCCGTCATCCCCCGCACCAGCGCCACCAGCTGGTCCAGCTGCAACACCGCATGGCCGCGGCCTTCGAGCATCTCGTCCACGGTCACCTCTGGGCCAACGGCGCCGAACTCAATCCGCAGCGGCCAGCCCCTCCCGCGCCAATCAGGCCCCCACTGGCAGCCATAACCGATGCTCGCCACCTCAATCATCAGACCCCAGCGCGAGCGGACGCGGAGACGCTACGGCACCATGCTGGGGCAGTTGATCAGCGCCCGTAAGCCTTGACGCCAGAAATCCCTGCAATCTTGGCTCGACCGCGCTGCGACTTCCATAGAGACTTGGCCTCGCGGCCCTTAGCAACTGATGGCGAGGCCTTCTTGCCAGCCGATGCAAGGCTGCCACCCTTGCCACGCCGGAACGCACCAGCGCGGTTGTTCCTGCCCGCCATTGCTCGGCTTCAAAGGTCCTCGCCATCTTACGCCAGCCCTGGCGTTTCAGCGTAGGTATAGTCCCACCCACTTCGACGATAAACAACTAGCCGGTCTCCGTTCCGATCAAGCAGCGGGATAATCGTGTCATCTTCAATTACACACGCATGCGCAAACCTGCGGAATGAGTTCGGCCCCAGGCTTTTGGCAAACAGCTCGTCATTCCACATGATCCGCCAAAAGCCATCAACATCCTGCTTCGGCAATCGGCCATCAGGCAGCGGCTTCACGATCGCACGGTAGTGCTTTGCACGCTTGTGCCGCAGCGGCTCCGCCCAGTCCAACTCAGGCAATGGGCTGAGAACGCTCTGCGCATACTCTCGCGTCACAACAATGCACTCATCCTCATCAGCATCATCAAGATCAGGATCAATCTTGTTCACCAGCTGATGCCAATACGGCATCGGTCGCTCATAGACCTCATGCCACGGCTCGAAGAACCGCGTCGGCTCTTCATACTCCGTGCTGAACACCTCCAGGCCGATGCCCTTTGCATAGGCCATCGCCGCCTGCGCATGCGCAAGATCCGCCTTGCTGCCCTTCTCCCCGCAGCCGCGGATGAACTCTTCCCCCAGCCGGTCGCGGGCCCGGGCGTCCAGGTTGCCCTTGAAGCTCTTGCTGAAGTACGGCACCTGCACCCACACGCCCCACACACTCTTCGCCTTCAGCAGGTCCAGCAGGGGCTCGAACCGCGGCATCCACTCCACCGTCAGCGGGTTAACCCCCACGGTCACCACATGGCCCCGCTCGATCAGCTGATCGATCAGCCCCAGCCGGCTGCCAATGCTCGGCGCATGCGGCTCCACGCGCCGCCGCACTTCGTCATCCAGCATCGGGATGCTCACATACCAGACCGCCCGGGGCGTCTCCCGGATGATCCGCTCCTGGATGCGCAGCTGCGGCTTGTGCGCTCCCCTGGTCTGCCAGGTCAGTGGGATGCCCAGCTCCACGCACAGCTCCCAGATCGGCTCGAACTGCGCCGCATTGGTCCCCGCCAGCGGATCCACGTGGTTGCTCACCAGCAGCGGCACACGCGCCTGCAGCAGCCGCGCCTCACGGCTCCTCCGCTGATGATGCTCGGACAGCAGGCCCACGATCCCACGGATGTCCGCCCGGCGGTCTGGCGTGAACAGGTTGGCGAAGCAATAGGCGCAGGCATGGCCACACCAGTTCATGCTCAGCTCAAGCCCTGCAGGGCTCGTCAGAAACTCCCCGGCATAGGCTCGGATCCCATCAGCCATTGTGCAGTTCCTCCAGGAAATCGCTCACCAGTTTCCAGAATGCTGTCTTGTCCTTGCTGTAGCCCAGCTCCGCCTTCGCCTCACGCCACTGTCCCATCTCCTCGGGAGTGAGCACGATCGCCAGCGCAATGCTCCGATCGATCACATCATCCCCGTCATCCTCGCCCTCGTCGTCCGTCCCCTCGTGCTCGCCGCCGAGCATCCTGCTCAGCTCATCGGCATCAAACCCCAGCAGCTCGACATCAAACCCCTCGACCTGCAACGCCTCGACCTCCGCCTCCAGCACCCCCAGGTCCCAGCCGGACTGCAGCGCCAGCTGGTTGTCCGCGATCACATAGGCCCGCCGTTGCGCTTCGGTCAGGTGGCCCAGCACGATCACCGGCACTGCCGGTAGGCCCAGCTTCGAGGCCGCGGCCAGCCGGCAGTGGCCGGCGATCAGCACACCCTCCGGATCGACCAACAGCGGGTTGGTGAACCCGAACTCGCGGATGCTCGCCGCCACCTGGTCAACCTGGGCCGCCGTGTGGGTCCTGGCATTCCGCTCATACCGTCGCAGCCGCTCGATCGGCCAGTGCTCAACCCGATCCGGTAGGTGGGGGGATTCCATGCCCGACAGGGTAGGTAATCGCCCACCCAGTCGTCACCCCTGGCCAGGCACCCACGCCCGGTTGAAGCCACCGCCGCCAGCCTGCGCAGGCATCCCCGCGCGGTTGATCAGCCGCACCACCTCCTCGCGCTCCATCCCAAGCCGCTTGCGGATCTCAGGCTCCGGCACGCCATCGGCCACCATCGACCGCACGATCTCCGCCATCCGCAGCACCGCATGGGTGCCCCTGGCCCGGTTGTGGCGGATGGTCGACATCATCCGGTGCGTCGGGTCCAACCGGACCTCCACCACCGGCACCATGCCGCCCGTCAGCACCGCGACGCGAGGATCTGCGCTCACCGTCCAGCGGTGGAACCCGTCGACGATCACGTGCTGGCCATCGGCCTCCGGAAGCACCACGATCGGCTGGGTCCACCCGTCCTCCAAGAGGCTCACCACCAGCAGCTCCAGCTCTGGCGCCGCCACGTGGTTCGGGTTCCAGGCGTTGCCGACCAGCTTCTCCCGCGGCAGCCACCGGACCCGGCTCACCGGTTGGTCCTTCACGCTCACGGCTTGCCCTCCAAACCCCTCACCTGCTAAGAATGTGTACTTTTGTTACAGGTGCTGCCTGCTTGCTGCTTCCCTCGTGGCATACTTCT